TGTCGACTCAGTGGTATCATCTACTGACAAAACACCGCCAGCAGTTACGCTACCATCCAACTGGGTAGCACCTGCATCCACCCAGAGTGCATAGTTGTTTGTTCCGCCTTCAGTCGGGGCCGCCGCAACATAAACCGTTGCCGCTGATGTGATCGTTCCCGTGGCAGTAAAGTTCGGCTCTGCGAAGTGCGCCCCCGCAGCCAGTGCCGTTGTCCCAGACGGGATAGTGACGGCATTTGTCCCGCCAACCTTAAACCGAGAAAAATTCACAGTGGCCGACGCGGTTCGTGCGGCGTAGTCAATCAAGAACGGAGAGTCGGCGGAACTGACATCAGTGTTGGAACCAAAAACGACGGCGTCTTTTGCGCCGTCTACGTATGCCGCGTAGGCCAAGCCGTTCGATTCGATTCGAAAGTCAACGTCTGCCGAATCTTCGTTGAACACGGTCCCGCCATTGATGACCGTTGCGCCGGACATAGACACAGTCCCAGAGAATGTCTTATTCCCAGAGATCGTCTGGGTGTTCCCCATCGTCACGATACCGTCAGCGGAGCTGTGGTCGACGTTGTTCTCGTCGATGTTGCCGCCGTTGTACGTAGACATGATGTGGTTGATCGTGTTGGTAAGCGGTGCAGCAGCGACGGAAGCCCCAGCTACGGGCAGTGTCCCCTGTGCGCTCATTGTTGCCATATCAATTCTCCTCCAGCACGTACTCTACCTGGTAGCCGACGAGCCCCACGGTGCCATCGCCTTCCCATTTCGGGGCTATCGTCTCACAGGTTCTATTAACGAACAGGTTAAGCGACTCGGTCGTGCCTCCCGGCCAAGCGGTTGTTCCGTCATCCCACAGCAGTCCTGCCTGATCCCAGGTCAGGCTCGTTCCCAGCGACAGCGCTCCGGTGCGTGCCAGTTTCTGGCCCTGGTCCCGGATCGCTGAGACGTTGATCGAGTTCGTGCTGTCCTGCGTCTTTACCAGGCTGCGCAGGTTCACGATGCGCTTCGTGCGGCCAGGGTAGCCCAGATCGTTCGGGGCCATCTGTACCTTGCCCGTTACGGCCGTGCCGTTGTCGTTGCTGGCGCTGGGGTCGTTGGCCTTGAGCGCATACCCGTCGCCGGTCCCGTGGTAGTCGAACTCGACGTTGTTGATGAAGTAGCTGGTGGCGTAGCTGAGTTCGTCTGTCGGCTCATCAAGCCACATGTCGCCGGTCTGCCAGTCCCACACCATGACCTGATCGAAGTAGTTCGTGGCGCTGGTGGTCTGGATCAGCGTCCTGACCTGGTGGTCACGCTCACGCACGTAGCTGACGGCATGCTTGATGCGCGCCTGGTCCAGGTTCACCCATGTGTTGTGGAAATCCACAGTTACCCACTCCACGCTGAAGTCGGGGCGCACCACGTATGCACCGTCCCTGCACACGACCCACGTAAACTCAGGACGGGAGATGATAGAGTGCGTAGCCACGGGGCTAAACCCCCGGCGAACTTCAGCGGGATTGATGACCAACTCCACAAGTCCGTTCAAGAACTCAAGCCTGCACGGATACAGGCCGTCCTCCTTGAATACGAGCAGACGACCGAAGTTGTCTGTTCCGCCGATGATGGGCGGTCCGTTCTCGTACAGGTCGTAGACGTGCTTGATCGGCCAGTCGAAGATGTCCAGCCCCGAGTCAGGGGGCGTGTCGACATCGCACCAGCGTATGCGCGTGGGGTGCAGCGTCCCAGATTCCTTGGTATGCAGGGCGCACAGGTAGTTACGATGGACGACGAAGTCACGCACGAAGTCACCGGAGGAAGCCTTGAACGGTGCTGTAACGCCCGTGCCCGAAGCGTTAGCCCACAGTGCGGCGTCACTGCCTACCGTCTTGGTCCAGGGCCTCGAGGCTCCGTCGGTGGCAACGACCTTATCGTCGATGTATACCATCCGCACCTTGGCCGTCTCGCTGTCAGTCTTCTCGGCTGTGCCCGTGACGGTGCTGCGCGTTGTCCCGTCGTTCGTGTAGATCACCGAACCTGCCACCTCGATGTTCTCGGTCGTACCGTTTGAGAACGTAACCTGGTACATCCCGTTGAGTGGCTTCGGACCCGTCACGGCGTTCGTGTTGTACTTGGCCGATCCGTCCTTTATGTCGACGGTGCGCTGCTCGGTGAAGTTGACGTTCGAGATCGTGACGCAGTGCTCGGGCGTCAGGGCCTGGTCCGGATAGAACAGACTCTTCTGGCCTCGTATCCGGAAGATCTGCGACGTCTGTAACGATGGGGCTATGTTGGGATTGTTAGCCATTAGTTGATGTCGATCCCCTGAACCAGTGGCCGCTGCGGGCCCACGCCTACGTTGGTGGTGACATCCACGAACTGCCTCAGGATGTTGCGCGACACCCGCGTACCGAGCAGGGCGTCGAGTTCATCCTTCCCCTCTTCCAGCATGCGTGCACCCAGGCTCTCGTTACCGAACGCTGGTAGCACCTCACCCGCAGCGATGTACAGGATGGCGTTGTGGAAGTCCTCGTCGATGTCGGGCCAGTCACCGTCGTTGATCATGTTGGGCTTGTTCATCTCGGCCCTGATCGTGTACGTCAGTGAGCTGTCCGGGGTCGGGTAGAACTCCACCCACAGGTGTGTGGGCGAATCCATGTGGTAAGGGATCACAACGACAGTGACAGCGCCAGAGTTGGACGTAGCCGTGACGGTACCGTCGTGCGTAGTGGTGTCAGCCTGTAGCTTAGTCACCCGCTCGACAGTTGTGTAGCTGTTGGACGTGGCCACGGCGCTGGTACCGTTGAGAGTGATGGACTCGTGGGTATACACACCGGACACGAACCCGCTCACACGGACCGTCCCGTTGTCGTCGTTGTCGTTTGATGTAAATGAGAGCGTGCTCGCCGAAGATGGCTGAGCGTTCACACCGAAAGACCCCAGGATATAGTAGTATCTGGGGTCTCCGGTTGCAGACGTCCCGGGATACAGCCCGTCATAGTCGCCCTTCGTGATCTGCGTAACCTGACGATCGTTCGTTCCATCGTCGATATTCAGGATGCGCTTAACGTAGGGACCACAGCCGTACTGGCTGGTACCAGACGCGACTGACAGCGAGAACTCCCGCTGCGAGGACACCTGACCACTGAGACCCAGAACGCGCCGGTATGCCCTGTTGACCGCTGTCTTGGCCATCTGCAGGGCTTCACCGGTGGCGTCCTGGCCTCCGAGGTTCAGTAGATCTGTGTACAGATCCACAAATGTGGACATCTATTCCTCGCTGGATTCCTCCTCGACTGGAGCCTTAATGTCCAGTTCGCCCAGCAGGTGTTCCCTGAGAGCGGCTGCCTGTCGAGGATCTTCGGTGAGCTGGTCGAATGCATCCATCAGCTCGCTCGCAGACGACGGGCCCTGCTTCGTGGGTGCTTCGCCCACTGTGCCGTCTGAGATCTTGCCGAGGAGTGCAGCGAACACATCCTCGAGTCGACTGGCCATGCTGCCCTCGGCCTTCTCGCGCTGCTGCTTCTCGCTCTCCAGGAGCTGAAACCGCTGCTCGGGGCCGTCGGTTTTCGTAACACAGTGGAGACGAAATCCCCACTCGGTGTAACGCCTGAGCCTACGTCCGCCCGCCTGCTCCCGGGAGCGTGCCTGAGCCTCGCTCAAGACTTCCCGGTTTGCATCGAGCGCCACCGTCCGTGTCGGAGTACCGTGCCAGTCCATGATGAAGCCGTGGTCGACGTTGATCTCCCTGCCGTCTTCGTCAACAAGCAAGGGATCGTAGTCCTCACCGCCCATGATAATGTCCGGCACATCCGTCGTCTGCTCATGCCAGGGCTTATCAGGGTCGTGAGCCGTATCCGTCGTCATCGGGTTCATCGACTCGTACTTGTAGTACAGGATTGGACTGGTCTCCGGGTCGATCTCCTTCACGAGAAAGAGTTCGGATCGGGCCGGGTCCTGGACGCCATCAAATTCAGCGCCGTTGAGCGTCAGAGTTGTCTCGCTCACTGCATTCATCTACGCCTCCTAAATGATCTCGCCTGAGATCGTGACCTGGCAATCTGCCGATGACGCTGACAGCTTACCCAGGATCGCGGTGTTTCTCGTGGTCAGTGGAATGCAGGGGTTAAAGTCGAACGAAAACCCCTCGACGCTGACGTCGATCTTGCTCTCCCACAAGATCGTCGAAGCAGGGCTCTCGATGGTGATGACTGCATCCGCATCTACGTGACCAGAGATGTTCTTAACTACAAACGCTTGTGTTGCATTGGCGGCCTGCGTGGCTGTTGCACCGGAGTCCGTCCCCGCCGCCGTTGCTGAGAAGTATCCGTTAGCCATGACCTCTCCTACAGCTTGATGGTTTCTGTTACGTGCTCGATCTTACGCTTCTTGTCGCCCGCGTCGAAGTACACGACCTCATCATCGTACGACACGTCGATCTGCTTGCTGTTCGTCCAGTCCACGCGTAGCGACTGGGCTACAACCTGGTTCTTACTCGCCCTGTCCAGTATCTGGAGGGCCAGATCCAAAGCCGACGGCGTCTTCTTTGCTGCCTTCTTCGCCTTCTTCGCCTTCTTCGCTGGTGCCTTGTTCCCCATGACCCCTCTCAAGAGTGATAACATCGAAGCCGCACATCGTTGGGATGGTTACTCGTTCAGCCTCGTACCTGGTAGCTACGAATGTGTCGATGGCCGACCGAACCCCCGGCCACATATCGTCTTCGGTGTTGTCACAAACGACGATGACCCTGTCGGCCGCATGTTCTGCCACAAACTCCAGCTCGCCCAGCAGTTGTGGTTCATGGTGTCCCGCATCCAGGTAGGCGAAGTCGATCGGTTCTTCTATCGGCAGCTGTCCAAGCATGTCAGGACTAGACCCAACGCAGAACGTCGTGCGCTGCATCTCGAGATCGCTCAGTGCACCGGAGTCCGGAACGCCGAAGTTCTCGATGTCGATCGTGTACAGGTGGCCATGGTTGGCCGCAACTAACGCTGAGGCGATCGCCTTCGTGCTGCGCCCCTTGTGGGTGCCCGTCTCGAGTACCGTCGTCGGCTGCGAGGCCAACACCAATCCGTGCAACAGGGCAGCTGACCCCTCGTCGAGATGGTTCATATCCAGCTTAACCTCCATCTCTTGAGGGAACCCAGCGTTCACCATCCAGCGTTTGTTCTCCTTCTCCTTCGCGGCTCCCTTCCTGGTCGTCAGGAACGGCACCGTCACGATCTGTCCGTCTTCCATCATCTTGTTGCTGCCGTCTATGCAAACAACGGCGTACTTACTCAAAGAGCCTCCTCCAGGTCGAAGATGTCTTTGCCGTAGATCTCTTCGAGCCTGATCAGCAGATCCCGCTCGGCCTTATCCTGAGCCTCACCGACCGGCATCTTCCAGATTTCCATCAATTTGCGATCCAGGCTTGTGGTGATAGGGTCGTTCCTCATCCACATCCCCGTCTCTTTCCTGACCCGGAACGCCTGCTTGGGTGTGACGTGGACGGTGTTGTTCTCCCACTGCTTACTGCCGCACTCCTCGCAGAACCTCTTCGGCGCTTCGGTAATATCCAGGCTATAATCGAACGCGGTGCCGCAGCGTCGGCAGCGGTACAGTGTTGCTGGCGTGCTATCAACCGGCATCCTGCAGCCTCGCGACCAACTCCTGCTCCTTTCCTTCAGCCACCCCATCCGGCAGGGAGGCGATCTCTACGATCTCCCTGTCCAGCTGCGTTCTGGGTGGATCGTTCACAGGCCATACCCCGGTCTCAGTGAAGACCCTGAAAGCCTCAGCCTCGGTCAGGTCGCTGTCAGCCTGGACCCAAGAACCCTCAGCTCCACACTCTGTGCAGCTGCGTTTCGGGACACCCAGCGACGTGTCGAGGCCTATACCGCAGGAGCTGCACCTGAATACGTCTGCCTCAAGCGGCACCTCTTCGTCGAACATGCTCATATCATGCTCACATCCCGGCTCTTAACCATCCGGGTGTGATCTCGCCCCTTCTCGACATCCATGACAGCCACGCCGTGGCGGTCAGCCTTCTCCATCGCAGGACCCCCGGTGTCTTCCATCATCTCCCGGAATTTGCGGGTGATGACCGGGGCAAATCCGACGTGATCCGCGAACAGATCGGTGTCGACGTGGACCTCGATACCTTTGTAGCGTGCACGGTAACACCAGAGCATGTCCTCGGTACCGGACTTGGGCATCGTGAAGTAGTGCTTCTCCATGTCGTCCTCGTCCTTGAACGACAGGTGTACGTCGGGCAGGTTGCCGACGTTGTGGTCCAGGACCTCTCGGTCCTCCGCGCTCAGCCGGTCAAGCAGGCTGGTTAGTTTCTTCGGCAACGGATCGCTCACCTTCTCAGGCTTGCGCGTTAGCGTCTCCGCCTTAATCAGCATGCAGTGCGTGCCGCCACCGTCCACAGGCTGGAGGCCGCAGTCGAGGTCTTCGATCTGCAGGTTCCGGTAGGACTTGTGGTTGTGGAAGTTCCTCGTAAGCAACTCGTCACACACAGGGCATCGCGGCGGGTTTGCCTCCAGCTCCGGCAGCGACGCCATTGTATACACCGACTCGTGGTCGGGGTGGCTGCACTCGTACTCTGTAGCCAGCAGGACACCCACCTCGAACGGCGAGCGTCTCATCGGATACGGGGCAATCACCACGTCCTTGTCATGCTCCAGCATCTTCGGCAGGATGTCAGGGTCGATAACAGCGTCGTCATCAAGCCAAAGGATGTGGGTCCAGCCTCCCTGGACTGCAGCCTGGCAGATCTTCGTTCTTGCGAAATGCACAAAATTGCGACCCACGACCAGAAACTGGTAATCGAGCCCCATCTTCGTCCATTGTCGCTGGCACTCCATGTGCGAACTGTACACCTCAGCGGGGTACGTGTTCGTGTAGTTAGGAGTTCCAACCAGAATTTTTGCGTCTTTGATGTTCACGTCGAGCCCCCTCGCCTCCCTGGCGTTATAGTGGGCGTGCGGGACGGGAGGCTCAGCTGTATCCCGCACGCCCGAAGGAACTAGTTCCTAATCTGCTACAGGATCTCCAGGTGTACCGACGCGTTGGTAGCGTTCGGACCGTTTTCCAGCGTCCAACCGACGATCGCACCGTGATACTCGGGTGCCGTGGTCGTGGTCTGGATGGCAGTCGTCACGTGCCCAATGTTCGTTGCGTTGATGGAACCCGCAACCATCAGGCGACCAGCAGCGTAGGACGCCGAAGACCGCACGTTCGCGGGACCGTAGACCTGAAGGCGTCCAGTCGCGTCCGTTCCGATCGTGGTCTCAGCAACACCAGCCACGCGAGCAGCGATGCCCGTCGTAGCGTTGATTGCCGTGTCCACAACCTGCACGAGCAGTCCACGGTTGGCATCGGTCGTAGTGGCAACCCACTCGGCGACCTCACCAGCCAGGATCTCCTCGGCGTTGTTCTCACGGACAACGATGTAAACCTTCTCAGCCTCGCTCCTGCTGACCGTTGTCATCTGCATAGCCTACTCCTCCTTTGATGTTTCGGCTAAAGGATGACGCCAGCGGTGAACCGGAAGGTATCCGCTGCTTCCGCCTGTATAGCAACGAGACCCTGCGATGCGGTGCTGAAGTCATCTTCCTGGTTGATGACGATGCGCGTATCGTTCGTAGCATCGTCCGTTGTGCACTCCACGTTGCAGTAGAGTACGCTCCCCGTCGACGGGGCCACACGGAACTCGTTCGCGTTGGTGTTAGGAACGACCACCGTACCCGTAACGATGAAGTGATTACCCGCGCTAAGCGGCGAGTTGTTGTCCAGCGTTGGTGTGATTGCAGCCATGTGGCCTCCTTTCTAGGTAAGGCCTGACAGCTTACCACCCTTGCGACGGTTGTTCGTCACGAGGTTGAGCTGGGCGAGAATCTGCGTGAGGAACGCATCCTGGTTCGTCGGACGCTGGAACCCACCGTCAGCCATCGCGAAGTTGGCGTCCTTGTGGACGAACATCCCGATGTGGGCGCTGTTCACAGCATGCAACTCACCGGACGTGCACTTCACATCCCACATGATCGAGGCGCCCTTGAACTTCAGCGTCTCGATACCTGCATCAGCGCCACCACCAGGATTGGGCTGATAGCGAACCATCGGGAACAGAAGGGCTTCGAGGCCCTCGTGCACTGTCTGGGTCGTAAAGATCGCATCCGGGCTGGTGTCGACACCGCCTGCGCCCTTGGTACAATCGTTCATCAGGGTGCGGAGGTTGGACATCAGGTTCGTAGCGATCGCTCCAACCGACGCCGTGGACTGGTTCCGCCATGCCGTGTTGGAAGTGGGGATCGAAGCGTAAGCCGTGGTACCCGGGGTCGTCTCGTGCATGGCTGCGAGACCAGTAATCTGGAGGTTACTGGAGCCCGTACCATCGGAGAACACGCCCGTGGCGGCCGTATCGGCCATCGTCATCGCGGCCTGCTTGATCTTCGCTTCCTGGATGTCGTTGATCTTTTCCTTCGATCCTGCATTCACTCGAAGCTCGAGCCCCGAAACAGACACGCTGTAAGCGAGCTGCTTCCAGGTGAAGAATGCAGTCGTGTGGCCTTCCTGCGCCGTGGTGTCGAGCAGGTCGTAGCCACTGTAGTAGCCACCAGCAGAGGACTTCTCGTACAGGATCGGCACGCGAACACGTTCGCCACCGTCGATAACTTTAATACGAGACCCGCTGCGGAGCCATGAGAGGAACGGATCGGCGTCGAAGATGTTATCCGCGAACGCGCCCGTCCCGAGAACCTTGTGCATTGTCGAGGATAATAGTGTTTCAAAATCCTGCGACAGGGCTGTGAAGTTAGCCATCTGAAACTCCTGTTAGTGTGGCCTATCGCCGTCCGTTGACTTCACGTGAAGCCAGGGCCGCAGCCTTCCTGATGGTACTTCCGAAGTCTTCACCCTTCTTGTACCAGGAAAGATTGCCTACACCATTCGACGTGCCGGTGGCAACGCCCGTAGCGCCGAGGACACCGCTGATGCGGGCGTTCTCGCTGTTGCGCTTGGATGCGCCCTCTCCACCGAAGGTGATCTCGAAAACGTCGAGCACCGTACCGGGGAACTGGACACCTTCCGGCAAGTTATTCACGAGGCGTGCATACGTATTGGCCATCTGCTCCTTGGCCTGCTCATTAAGGACGAACTTGCCGTCAATGCGCTGACCGAAGCTGTCGCCGTAGCGTTCGATGCCCTCGTCGATCGCCGATGAGAGTTCAGAAGTACGTGCATCAATCGCGGCATTCCTCTGTGCCTGTTGTTCCAGGTCGGAAGCCTTGACGTAACCGTTCTCCTGAGCCCACTCGGGGCCGAGTTCTGACAGCATCAAACGGAACAACGACCGATGGTCGTCCGTAATCGCAGCGCGGAGGTTATCCTGCTCGTCCTGTGCGGCTTCGTCATCTGGGGTTACGAACTCGTAATTGTCCAGACGGCTCAGCTGCTCCTCCATGCGGCCACTGAGATCCTCAAACTTCTGCCGCTCTGCTGCAATCTCCTGCCTGCCTCGGGTGTATTCACCCTGCAACTGGCGAATGGGCCGTGAAAATTCCGGACCCAACATCTCTTCGACCCTCTCGAGTACTACATCAATCCCGACGCCGCCCGTGGTGTTAGTTGGGGGCACAGTTCCCTGCGTTTCCCCTGCCTCCGTGCCTGCGTCAGCCTGACTGGAGCTGCCGAGAAGTTCATCCAGCTCCGCGTCTTCGACGGTTTCGGAAAACGGGTCGAGGTCAAGATCTTCCGTTGCAGACTCAATCAAATCACGGAAGGTACTCGTCTCCTCTTCGTTCCCGACCTGTCTCTGATCTTCCGGGTTCATGCTACCCCTCTCTGATGATAGCGCCTATGTCCTTAGACTTAGTCTCCGCCTTGGATTCCAGGTCCTTAGCCCTGTACCAGTCGGTCTTGGTCTCGCCATAAGCGTTCGATGAATCTATTCCTACTACCATGTCATCCGCCTGTTGGCGGCGCTTGTCTTCGTTTCGTCGTTGATCGTCAAAGCTGACGCCCTGGAGTGGGAGGATGCCTCCGTTACCCTCAGTGTTACTCTCGTCGAAGTCGCGTCCCCCGTGGACTTTGTCCCCTGCTTCCTGCATCCCCTGGGCTGCCATCACCTCCTTGCGATGCCTCGCCCCGTGGATGTCGCAGTTCAGGGCTTCATCGTGGTACGGCTCGAACACCGTGACGTTCGGCATCGAAATAACGTAGCTCGCGCTCGGGTCGCCGCAGTGCCTGCATGACTGCAGGTCATGGCGGTCTTCATAGCTGGCGAAGTGTGTTGTGCGTTGGCCACATGCGTGGCACTGATAGTCGTAGTTGGGCATTACAGGACCCTGATCTTTTTGCGGCGCTTATCCTTGGGTTTCTCTCCAGAGCCGGTCTCGAAGTTTCTTTTCAACACGGCGTCTCGGTCGCTTCCGCCGAGTACCATCGTCTCCCCGCCCTTATCGAAACTTCTCAGAAAGCGTTCTTTTGTAGTGCGAGTGTCGACCCCGGTGTTTGCCTGCACAAACGCTTCGTGCGGCTGGCTGCTGTCAACCTCTCCTGCCCTGGCTGTGCGGACTCTCTTTGTTGGCTTTCTTACGATAGCTGTATTCCGCCTGCCGGACGGGGCGCTTCCAAATTTGTCACTCTCCGTGTCGAAGCTCTCGAACTTATCCTTGTTCAGGATGACCCCTTGCATCAATCCTGCGGGTTTCATCTTGTCATTCTTTGCGAGCTTGATGTCTCCACGCCTCATGCGATCCCTTACTGCGGACCTGGTAAACATCCCGACGCTCTTATCCCTCGGGTCGCGGTCCTTCTTCTCATTCGCGTCCGCTGCCTTCTGGATCACACGGATCTGCGAACGCTCCCTGGGAGAGGACAGGGACTCCGTCTTGCCTGTTGGCTTACGCACCATCACCCGGCGTTTCTTGCCCTTCGATGGCTGCTTGCCGTATCCTTGACCTCGAGGCATTAGAAAACCCGAATCTTTCTCCGGCGCTTGTCTTTCGGCTTCTTGCCGGTACCGGTTTTGAAGTTGCTGAGGCTTAACTTTCTGTCATCAGACCTGACTGTTGCATCTTCTTTAACCTTGTCTACTGCACGCCCGACAGAAGAGAACGAACTCGACAAGGATCTTTGAGCCGGCCCCTTGCCTTTTTGTCTCGTTGTTTCCCGAGAACGCGACTGTATCACACTAGCAACCTGGACATCAAGTGGCTTCCAGGGGTGCAGTTGCCCGGCCTTGTACTTGATGTTGGCAGGCTTCGTGTTACCCTGCCTATCAGTCATCGTGGTCCTTCTGTCTATGTAATCCTTCTTCAGGACCGTCCCCCCGAGCTGGCTCGGTTTCATCGACTTGAAGTTGAGGTCTTTCCCGAAGTCTACATCGCCCCTCCGGAGGCCGCCCTGAAGGGCCTTCTTCGTGAAGTGCGTTGCGTGCCTCGTGCCCGGGTCAACCCGGTCAGCCGCCTTCTGGATCACGCGTATCTGCGAGCGCTCCTTCAGGTTCGGGGCCTTGATGTCTCCGGCCTTCGGCTTGCGCACCATCACCCGGCGCTTCTTCTTCGTCGGCTCTTTCCGTCTCAGGTCTTCGTCAGATCGCGACATCAGCCTCTCCTTCGCATGGCCCGGATGTGCAAGCGCATCCAGCTCTGTAGCCCACCGGATACTTGCCTGGCTCTCGGGTTAGACATTACTGGCCCCCGGCAGGAGCCTGTTGCGCCTGGCCTTCACTCGACGGCGCGTTCGCTGCAAACTGCTGCGTATTGACAGGCCCGGGGCTGAATTGATTCTGGGCTCCGCCTCCCGACAGGCTGGCCATCGCCTGTACTATGTTCGCCCGCTGGTTCGGGTCCTCCATCTGCTGCTGGAGCTGCTCGAACGCCGAGTTCGATCCTGGCAGGAACGTCTCGGGATCTGCAATTCCGTATCCCCGGGTGAGCAGAAGCTCTGCGAGCTTCAGCAGGTTTGGGGGCGTACCGTGAATCTGCATGAACGTGGGCGTCAGCCCGGCAAACAGGTTCAGCAGATCCAGGTATGTCTTACGCTCGACGCTCATGGCCACAGCCTGGCTCGAGATGTCGATCGCAAATCTGTACTCTCCCTGCAACACCTCCGGCTTCACCTCCGACCAGGCTCCCGTACGGGGGTCGATCAGGAACTCCTCGGGCGGCCGGAACTGGGAGTGCAGACCCCACATCTTCCTGGCCGTGTTCACCTGGAACTCCTTGAACAGGTTGCCCCGGGCGCTCTCGCGGGAGGTGTTCTTCTTCTCGATCGCAGCGATCTCGGTCGCTGTCTCCGTCCCCGGCCTCTGTTGGGGCGTGGGGGTCCCGTTCGTGCGGTCGAAGAGGTCCTGGATCATGTTGACGAACTGCTGCTTGTCAACGTGGACCTCTTGGAAGGGGAGGGGCGTAACCGGACTCGACGGTGCGCTACTAAGCCCCTCTACTCCGATGCCCGTTGACTCAGGGGCAGCGCGGATCTCATCAAACTTGTCATCATCTATGATCGAAGAATCGAACAGCCACGTGTTCTTCTGCTTCCGGATCACACTGATCATGCTGTCCAGGAACTCACCAAGCAGGAGCTGTAGGTTGTCGCCGCCGCCGAGGGACATCACTGGCTTGGACAGCCAGTCCCTGGAGCTGTTGTTGAACGACAGCACCTCCACGGGGTAGTCTTCGATGTTCTCGTACGGCCACTCATCCAGCTCCATCAGGAACTTGTCGTGTTCCGGAGCGATCGTGAGCAGCATATTCGACCGTTTGTTGCGGGCCATCGGGAAATCGCGCACCCAGATCTCCCACATGTCCACCATCCCGAAGTCATCGAAGTCCACGGGAGAATCGGCTTCGACCGGGGCCTGCTCATCACGCGTCAGGTTAGCCTCGAGGTCGTCGGTATTCTTCAGCTTGGCGTTTGCCTTCACCGCGTACAGCGGCTGGCGAACCTTGAAGGCAATCCACCGCGCATTCCGGATACCGTCGGTGGCTGTTGGGTCCCACAGGAAGTTGCGGGGATGCCACCGGGTTCCGAACGGCGCTTCATACTGGATGTCTACGTGGGTGTCGGGCTGGCCGATCTTCATGGCCTCTTCATGTTCCTTGATATGGGGCTCAAGGAATCCGGCCACGACTTCCGCAGGCGTCTGCGGGTCCTGTAGCGCACGGGTATGGATCTCGATGTGGTTGGCGTGCTCGTGGTGCATGCGCATCTTCACCGGGATCTTCTCCAGGAGGAACATGTTCTCCTCCTCCGGGGACTGCAGCTCGAAGTCTGCAGAGTCCGATAGCGTGAACACATCACTGTTGAGCTTGGCGGTGTAGCCGATCTTCTTCACGGCGTACGGATACAGGAACGCATCCAGCAGACACCGCTTATCCTGCGAGAACTGCCCCGTTTCCCGGTACCAGTGGTTGATAACGCTCTGAACCACCGGTGCACCGCCCGTTGAGAGGCTGGTCTTCGGCGTAACCCGGAACGTGGGATTGCGATCCAGCAGGTTGGCGATCGATTGGTCGACGAATGCGAACACGAAGTTGGCCTTGGCTCGCATGGGCGTACGATCGAATACCGCCGAGTCCAGGTTCTCCTCCCGGGACGTGGCCGGGTCGTTGTTATACATGTTGTCGACGACGTCGCCGAGTGCCCAATAGGGCTCAAACTTCTTCTCTGCGAACTCTATTTGACGTTGCCAGAAGGCTACACGCCCCTCTTCGTCGTCTGGGTAGAACTCAGCCATTAGCGCCTACGCCTTTTTTTCTTCGGTGGTTTTGCCAGAATCCGTTGCCTTATTGCATGAAGCTCGTCTTCTGCTTCTTCCACAGTTTCCATCAGGCCACCACGACTAAACCACGCCTACGGGCTGGTCGTCCCAGCCTGCGGTCGCGGATACGTTTGACTTCCTGTCCAAAGGTCGAGCCCACGTAGTACTTCTCGGACTTCTTAATGGCTCCGATCCCCCGGCCCATCGCGAAATAGCGCGTCTCGTCAGGCGAGTGATCCTCGCCCGTGGTATTCATGTCTTCCTTGGGATTGTCCTCTGAACCGGCATACTGCGCGTTGAGCATCTGCCGCTCGAAGTCCGTGCACTCCGGGAAGTAGAACATGTCCGGAGCCTTCTCCATCTCACCGTCCTCGCCACGCTTCCAGGCCAGCATGTTCTTCAAGTACCGCCACCCGCTCAGGCGATCGTTGTTCGACGGCACGACATGCAGTCCCGACCTCCGGAACACGTCCGAGACCATGCGGTTCATGCTGGCTGCACCGGCAGCCGATCGGGTATGGAAGATTGCGGGATCAGCCCACACGCGCAGGGGCTTGCGGCCGTTCGTGTACGGGCAGCCCTCGGTCAGGGCCGCGATGTTACCGGCATGCTCGCTCACCCACAGTCCAGACTTGTAGTACTCCGAGATCCGTACGGCCACGCCCTCAGGGGATGTAGCCCAG